ATCTCCTTTCTACCCACACTCTATCTAAGAAGGTAGGTTTATGGTTTAATGAACTCATTTCAGTAACCACATTGTTTGAACATATTCATTCCCGGACATCAGACCAGATACAATATCCCCTGGTGCTGGACCCCACAATCTGAAGTAAACTGATATGAAAACAGCAGCCGCAATTAGGTACGGCTCATACCAATTTTCGTTAATGTGTGTTCTGAATTGGTTCATCTTTCCCCTCGTCTTTCTTTCCATTGTCTAAGCATTCTACACAGACAAACCCTATCGGTTCATCTAGCTGATCACTGGTGATCTTATCCAGTTCAATCATGACTCTAACATAATCAGATAGGTATATTGCAATGTGGTTCTCACACTCATGACAAATGATACAAATTAATACGTCTTTCCCTCTTACCTCCACGACATCATCAGCCATGTTACCCTCCGTTTACTTCTTAGTTCGGATGCAAAGCTCATCTCCGTCTACTTCAATAAAAGTTTCGTCTGTCTCTATTCCTAAATTTAGCAGTTGAATGGGAGTCTTATTAGATAAAAGAATAAGAACTTCCGCATCATCAAAATTCTCAGAAAGAAGATGATCTGGAATTAAGAACGAAACTTCAACTAATTTCTCTTTCATCTGCTCTACCTCCATAGGTGTAAACGATTCGAGCAGTTTAACGTCATGCTCAGGACTACGCACTACTAATGGCAATAATATCTTGCAAGAATAACAATCATCGGAATTGTCCAACCGATTGCCATCCCAAAGATGAACGGTATCATTCCTCTAGGCATATCACGCCATCCCGGGATAACGTGAATGTCCAATCCCGTGTTGGTTCTTCACTTCATCCCAATATCTGGACCATAGCGGGTAAACACCCACGTAGTTCCCTGCTACGTAATCCAGGATTGTTGAGAGATACAGTTCTCCTGTACTCTCCACCTGAATCTTGAATTCTTCAAGCAATCCTTTGTCTTTCGGAGCAGGTACACAACCTGGAATTTCTCCAAGAGAACGCGCGATGGAAGTCACACGTCCGTTAGGAGCGTAGACTTTACCAACGTGTCTTCTATACCACATCATCTTCATGATAACCCTCCGTTTACCAGAGACGATCTCCAGTATCTATAAAGTATAGCAGATTAGATCAACCAAGGCAAATGCATTAGATTAGTAATTCGTTACGTAGCGTAATAACACCCGGCCACCTATGTTAACCTACTTAGCAAGCAACTTATACAGCATGTATACATACAGCACCCGGCCAGACGCGGTGACCTGTCATACTTGCGAAGCAAGTTGACGGAGCTGCGGACCAATCAAATTAATTTGGTTGTTGGTACGATTTTACTTGACAAGGCAGTTTTTCTATGCTATAGGTTTCCTTTGTTTTTTTCTCCACTTGTTTTTCTTTTAACCTTCATCTACCAAACAACTACATAACCGCGGTCTATCCCGACTGCGGTTTTATTGTGCTAACTACTCAACTAATAGGCGAGAGAAGAATATTCTACTTCTCACGGAAACGTTACGTAGGAACGTTGTCGAACGTAGTGGGAACGGTATTCCTAATTACATACCTCCTATGCAATAATATACACTTGCCTAGGGTCTTTTCATTTGTTAAGATACTGACACTGACATTCCGTCAGCCAAAGGAGCTAACAATGTCTACCAAGCAATTCGTTACCACTAAGACTGCTGAAGCGTTCAATGCAGAGCAACTCCATGCTCGTCATGTTGCGGAGATCAGAGCTTTGATTGATAGTGGCGATGTCAATCCACAAGAATGGTATGACGCTTTCAGCGAAGCACAAGGTCGCGACACGACACTTGATGACGATGAATTGGTTGATGTCATCGCCAGCGATGATGACAGAGAGAGTGCTGGCGCACCTGAGGTAATGGTGCGCATGATGCTGGAAGCGGAAGCCAAGCAAGACAACGAAGGCGAGACGGAAGAGGAACCTTCCGAGGAAACCAACAAATCGGAGAAGAAGGATATTTCGATCTCCGGTCAGAAGATTGAAGGGCAGAAGGTCCGACCAAAGGATATCGAGGATCGTATGTCCGCGATTGCTGATGTCTTGAACGCTGACAACGCGGAAGCCAATGCGTTGCGAGCAGAGCAAGCAGCAATGTTGGATGCTCCAGTAGTCGAAAAGATGGGACCAGTTCGCATTCTCGTCAGACTGAGAGCCATGTTCAAGGGTTCCAACTCCATGCCTCTGATGTTGTGGCCGTTGCCCTACAGTGTCGAAAAGACTGATTTGAAGAACCCCGTCAAGTGTGAGACCATGCCTGACGGCAAGCCGAACCCTGACATTTACAAGGCATGGCGTAAGAACGACAAGGGCAAGTCAGTCAGCAAACAACAATCAGCATATGGCACGCTGGTTGACGATACGACCGAAGGACAAGAGATCAAGTTCAAACGTGCGGCCATCGCCAAGGCAAAGGAAGGCAAGACCGACAAGAGCAAATGGTCCCAAATGTTTCTTGGATGGGGACAAGCTGCTCTTGATGCAGAGGATAGTGCATTACAATCCAGGAGGACGCGGTTTATTACAGCGTTCCGACGAGCAATCCTCATGGAGCGGCAATTCAAAGCGTTCACCGATCTACTGCCGAACGTTGCTGCTGCATTCTGCACGGTGCAAGGAGCAACCAAGAGTGATCGCGTGATCGTGGCAGTGATGAAACCAATCTCCATCACAGACAAGCTGGACACGACTACGTTCCATACCATGTCTGTTACATCGTTCTTGTCCATCGACGTCCAGAAGGCACATGATGAAGGTGGCTCATACGAGGACGTGAAGAACAACACTGGCAGTAAGGATACGCCAGAGGGCGAGCAAGGCACGAAATGGGATTTTGAAACCTTTGATGAAATCATCCCTGACGTGTTGAACTACATGGAGAACCATCAAGCGGACATTCGTAAGAGATTGTCCACAAAGAAAGTGGAAGAGAGTGCAATGTCACTCTGTACTTTGTGGGCATTGCAGACTGAGATTTGCAATGTCCTGAAAATCTACGGTCTTGATGGAACCGAGGATCTGAAGGTTCGGGATGGTTCACGTTTGGATCAGGCGAGCAGGATGGAAGCCAAGAAATTAGGTGACGTAGCCTAGTTTGATTATATCGGAGCGCGCATCCTTAGTGGTGCGCGTCACGATGCAATCATTGCTGCTTATGAATGGGCAACGAAAGCTAACGCGAGTTCCTTCGTTTGTGTTGTTTTCCTTCAAAAGTAAAACAATAGTAGACGGTCATGAACGAACCTACAGAGATCATTCATTGCGGACCGCGAGCTGCTATCGTCAAGTGGCGTGGAGGTTGGTCTAGCTTCTATCCTGAAGCATTGGAGTATCTGTTAGGAGCGAAGCCACCGCATCACCCGTTGCCTGCTATCATCTATGATGTTGAGTATCAAATCGGTGATGGTGATTATTGGTGCGGTATCACGGACCGTCACTTAGAAGAGATGGATGCGGATGGTTGCTTCACAATGTTGTGGAATAGACGTAAGCGCCATCCTCGAATGATCACACTTGCGGACAGAGACTGGTAACAACGAAAGGATACGGACATCATACGGCACCCTAGTTCGGGTGCCTTTTTTATTTGTTTGTTTCACACGTAGCTATGTTTGTTTGTTTGATAGCTAGTTGTTTGATAAGACAACAGCAATGATTGACTATTGATAGATAGATAGATCGCGCACATACATCGCGCATATCTTATCTAAGGTATACTTAGGTATTTGGTTGTTGTTAAGTCTTAGGTACTAAGGGCCTTACTTATCTTACGATTACTCAAGTATCTAACAGTAACCTACGGAGTAAGGTCTTACGTTAGATACTGAGGATGTTGAACCAAACACTCGGCCCCTCGATGGTTCAACGACGTACTGATCCCGCGTCCGTGTTTGATTGTTGATTGGTTGTTGATTGGTTACGTAATCGTATTTGATTGTTGATTGCTCGGCCCTCAGCAAGACCTGTAAAATCGAAATAGGGGGACGGGGTCCCCAAAAGTTCATTGAACTCATCCTCAAAAATACCGGACAATTTTTATATCCTAGAAAACAAAATATGAAAAAGGCTCCGTTTACGAAAAGTCCCTAACAAAACCCTAACAAATATATAGTAAAATGAGGGGGTCCTATACTACGGTACCTAATTACAGTTTTGTTAGGAAATCTCTAACAACTTACTCCTAGCTTTTTTTGCGTTATTTCTGAGCTTTTCTCGGTGTTCTTCTGATATTTGTCTTTTCCTAACTTTCAGAGGTTTTTCTTCTATTTCTTTAAGTTCTTCTTTCAGTTTCTTAAACTCTTCTACATTCCTAAAACATAGAATATCGTTAAGTTTAAGATAGTTGATAAACTCTGATCTGGATATGTCTTGTCCAGACCATTCCTCGCATTCTTTGATAGCTGTCTCAACAGGGACTAGAATAGTATAGATAGGTTTACCATCGTCTGTCCTTCTCCAAGGGTCTACTTGTCCTACCATCAATCTACGTTTTAGGTACGTAGCATAGTTAAAACCATTTAAATATTCCATATTTGACTTTTCCTTTAATATGTGTTATACTATTGGTAGGAGTATATATTAGATTAGGAGTTAAGTCAATGAATAATGGATTTAAAAATAGAGATCCAGTAAACTTCTGGACTTGGTTTCTAAGATTACTAGGGTACGACCGTGCCTAAGGGAAAGGGATTTCCATTAGGTAAACGTTGGAACAAGACCTTATGGGAGAAGTGGGATAACCAGTCTCCAGAAGAAAGACAAACTTATGAACAACGTTATGAAGATAGAGATAATTCTATTGTCGAATTAAAAATGAAGGTAGATGATGCCTTACAAATCTAAAGCTCAAGCCGCTTACTTTAACATCCATAAGAAATCTCTAGAAAAACAAGGTGTTAACGTAGATGAATGGAATAAAGCTTCTAAAGGTAGAAAGATACCTCGTAGAGCTAGTAGAGGAAGATAAACAATGGACGTAGGTTTACTATTTTGGTTCTTGATGATCCTATGTGGATTGTCTATTATAGGTGGGTATACTGCTTGGAAGGATAGCCCGTTTCTAATAGGGTTTAATTCAGTCCTTACTTGGGTACTATTCGCTCTGTTAGGTTGGAGAATCTTCGGACCAATCATACACTAAGTAAATTAAATGTTATTCACATTTACGAAGTAAATTTAATGTTTAACAAAGAACTACAAGAATTACTAGATATTTACAAAGAACAACTAAAGGAACAAAAACTTATGACTCAAGCTATTACCGATCTCACTGACGCAGTTAACGCAGCTATCGCTGAAATCCAAACTCTAGTATCCCAGCTACAAGTTGCAGTCAGTACTTCTGCGGCAGCTGAGGATGCAGCTGTTGAGGCTGTTGTTACTCAACTGAATACTGCTGTTACTGCTGCTCAGGCTGCTCTAGCTCCCGCAACTGTAACTGCACCTACTACTCCTACTACCACAGCTATTGTTGCGGCAGGTACTACTACTCCTTAAGTTTAATAAAATTCTAAGGAGATGGATCCTGTTGTCTATTATATCGGAGCAACTGTCCTAGGAGCTATAGGTGCTTCATGGTCCCTAGCGTGGTGGTTTGCAAGACAGTTTGCTATCGTTATCAATTCTATCTATGAAACTAAAGATAGTATCATATCTAAACTAGAATACCATGAAAAACATGATGATGTTAGATTTGCCAACGTAGACAAGAATATTTGGGAACTTAGACTTCACATGGAGAAATCCTTACCTAGGACAAACAGAGAAGAAATAATTGGAGAATCGACTAAATGAAACGTGCACCAAAAGCTGGGAGTAAAGTTTCCCCTAAGCATTCTAAAACTCAACAGCAACAACAGCAGCAAGCAGGACAGCAGGAACCTATGCCTTCCTTCATGCAAGCGCCTGCAGTACCTCAAATGCAGAATCCAGGTCAACAGATGTTTGATCCTACTCAAGCTCTAGGCACAGGGTTTACTCCGTAATGGTCAATTCTCATGAAGAATTAGTACACTCTAGTTTCCCTAAACCTGGGACTCAGATGGCAGGAGATGTAGTTAAGTTTCCTGTATCAGGGGCTGAGTCAGATTACAATAGGTTAAAAGGAACTTTCAGAGATACTCCAGTTCCTAAGTTTGATTCCAAGGGAGATATGACCGGTGGGGGTAAAGTTGTTCCTGGTCCAGGGTATACAAATTAAGAAAGTGAACAATGGCAATTAACGAAAAGGTACGTAGATACCAAACTACAGGTGACAATATTACAGGTAAGAAGGATAGTCCTCATCCAAAGGGAACTATTCCTCCTACTTCTGTTGCTGTCCAATTTAATGACGTAACTAAGAAGGAACTAGGTCTGTCTTGTGAAGGAAGTAACTACAAATGACTGCCAAACAACTAACAGGTTATCAAGCTCCTGATAGTTCGGAATATGTTACTCTCACCGACGGTGAAGGTAATTTAGTAGACTTTACAGGTACAGGAACCGTTACTTCTACCTCAGTAGTAACCGCTAACGGTGTATCAGGTTCTGTAGCTACAGCTACCACAACTCCAGCTATTACTTTAACTCTAGGAGATATTACGCCTACTACCGTTAATGGTAATACTATTACAACCGGTACTGGAACTCTGACTTTAGGGACAAATACGTTAGATGTTTCTTCAGCATTCACAGGAACATTCACTGGTACCGACCTAGCAACTAAAACTGTTAGTGTTACTAATGGGATTATAACGAGCGTAGCTTAATGACCGCTAAACAATTAATTGGATCTATTGCTCCAGATGGCAGTACATACTCTACCTTTACAGATGGAGTAGGTAATCTTTCTTCAGATCCAGTTTTGATTACTGGAGGCCTAAAACAATTACGTGGTAATCGTTCTCCAGATGGTTCCAGATACAGAGTCTTAACAGATGGTAATGGAACTATTTATACTGGAGGCGGTGGTAGTTATGTTGCCAAGGCGGTGCATACAGACGGAACAGTTATTTTGATCAACGAGGCCCTAAGTGCGGCCGGCTTAGATAATGAAAATTATTCGGCTTCGTATTGGTGGAAAGATATTTCAGGAGTTGGGGGTACGGGTGTCATAACGATTACTGACCCAGATAATTCCTACGTAAACGGGTTAGATGCTCAAACAAACAATCCTAGTTACGATTTCAACAGCGAAGATGGATCAAGCGGGCTTTTGGGAGGTTTCTACGCAGAACCTTTTGATAGCTCTTGGCATCATTATTTGATTTCCGTGAAAACAAATGCTTCAGCAGGAAACAAGATTGCTACGGTGTATATTGATGATGTCTATGACTTGGGGGCAGCACAGGATGTCAATCCATCTTTTACGATGGTCAACAATGGGAAAAAAGTTACTGTTTTCGATGATGGATTTTCGGATGGTGTGGTTGGTGATTTCGCCGATTTGTGGGTTGCTCCAGGTGTATCCCTGCTGGAAGGAGGCAGTCCAGCCTTAAAAATATTAGCAGCCAATCCGAGCGGAGCTGGTCCAGGTCCAGTTACGCTATTAGGTGCGGTTGCTGGACAATCCGTTTCCGGGGTGTTTGACTATACTAGTAAAGTTGACGTGAGTTCTGAGTTTGAAACAGTTATCAGTGTCAATGATCAAATTCAACAAACCGGTTCATCGACGTTGGTTAATCTTGGTGTCAGCCTTCCAGGTGGGTTGACGATCCCTGACGCTACAAGAAGATTGTTCATAAGTGCCACCAAAAAGCCCATGGATCCGTCTGGTTTTCCGAGTGCTGCAATGCTTTTCAGCGGTGATTCAACAACGTTTCCAATTAACCAAGGTACAGGTGGAGACTTCTCTCTCACCGGTACTCTCACCAACGCCAGTACGAGTCCAAGTAATTAAACATTGTGATACGAAAAAAGACTAGTAAAATAACAGATGATCGTCTGCAGCATAAGTTAGCAGCAGAAGCAAGTTTAGAGAAGTTTATTAATCTTGTTCATCCTAGGCGTATTCTAGGGAATGTGCATAGAGAGGTGATAAGGTGGTGGACTAGGCAAGATGCCAAGAATCATCAGTTACTTCTGCTTCCTCGTGATCATATGAAGAGTACGTTGGTTGCTTACCGAATAGCTTGGGAGCTTACTAAGGATCCTTCGTTACGGGTTCTTCTTATCTCTTCTACATCAAACCTTGCTACTAAGCAACTTAAGTTTATTAAAGATATCTTTACTTCGGATACTTATAGGCTCTTTTGGCCTGATATGGTTGAGAAAGAAGAGTCTAAGAGAGAACTCTGGACTCAACGTGAAATCTCTTTAGATCATCCTTTACGTAAACAAGAGGCGATCCGAGATCCTTCTATCTTTACCGCAGGTCTTACTAGTAACATTGTCGGTCTTCACTGCGATATAGCTATCTTGGATGACGTTGTTGTTCAAGGGAATGCCTATTTAGAAGAAGGTAGGACTAAGGTTAGAGATCAGTATTCTTACTTGTCTTCTGTAGAAGGTGTTAATTCTAAGGAATGGGTAGTCGGCACTAGATATCATCCTAAGGATCTATATTCAGAATTAGTATCGATGGAAGTTGATGAATACGATGAATTCGGTGATAAGATACGTTCGGAACCTCTTTTCGAGATCAAAGAATACCCAGTCGAAAGTATCGGAGACGGAACTGGAGAATTCCTCTGGCCACGTCAACAATCTCCAAATGGAAGATGGTACGGTTTTGATGCTAAGGTGTTGGCAGATAAGAGAGCCCAATATCTCAACAAGTTACATTTTAGAGCCCAATACTATAATGATCCGCATGATGTAGAATCATCTCCTATACAACGGGAGCTGTTTCAGTATTATGATCCTAACTATATATCTAGAAGAGATTTTCACTGGTTCTTCAAGAGAGAACCGTTAAATGTAGTAGCTGCGGTAGACTTTGCATTCTCGTTAGGTAAGAAGGCAGATTATACGTCTATTGTAGTAATAGGTTTAGACGGTTATCAGAACTACTATATATTAGAAATAGATAGATTTCGGACAGATAAGATTTCTGAGTATTTTAATAGAATACTAAAGCTCTACGAAAAGTGGTCCTTTAGAAAGATTAGGGCGGAAGTATCTGTAGCACAAGCAGTAATCGTACAGGACCTGAAAGATAATTATATACGTCCAATGGGGTTGAGCTTGTCTGTAGACGAATTCCGTCCGTCCAGATTCCAAGGTTCTAAAGATGAACGGATTAACGCAGTCTTAGAGCCTAAATATGCTAATCATCAGATTTGGCACTATCCAGGAGGTAATTGCCAGATCTTAGAAGAAGAACTTCTATATTTTAATCCATCTCATGATGACGTTAAAGATGCTCTAGCTTCAGCAATAGACTTCTCAACTGCTCCTTCAAACAACTTTACTAGGATAAGATTACAACAACATGCAGTACAGTTTCATCCACGTTGGGGCGGCGTAGCAGCTTGAAAATTTGCAGGTGCGGAACTTCTTTTGAATCTAAACACCATAAGAAAATTTATTGCACCGTATCATGTCAATCTAAATATGCTAAATTAGATGCTTGGGATAAAGTAAAGAAAGATTATCGATATCGTTGTAGAAAACTTTGTCAGATGGCTAAGTTTAGATCTAAAGTACAAAGTCTTGAATTTAATTTAACTCCAAAGTTTTTAATAGAGTTGTGGGAAAGTCAGGAAGGACTTTGCGCAATATCTGGACGTAAGTTCGATTTACAAAGACCTGAGAAAATAGAAACAGTTAAAGCTAATGCTCCTTCTTTAGATAGAATAGATTCCAATAAAGGATATCTTAAAGGAAATGTTAGATTCGTGTGTTACCAAGTAAACACTGCTTTGAATGCGTATGGAGAACAAGCGTTACTTTCTCTATGCAAAGATATTTTAACTTATAAAGGAGTGGTGTCATAGTTGGTAAAGTAATGGAGCTGCAAAATGTGATCGAACCAGATCAGCTTGCAGTAAGGATAACAGAACGGTTCATAGAGTGGGATACTATGCGCCAGGTTAAGAAGAACGATTGGGAAGAGATACGTAGATATGTCTATGCAACAGACACTACTCAGACAACCAATTCACAATTACCCTGGAAGAATAAGACCACTGTACCTAAGTTGTGTCAGATTAGGGATAATCTCTATTCCAATTATACTGCTACTCTATTTCCTAAGAGGAAATGGTTGATATGGGAAGCTAATGAAAAGGATTCTAATTCTGTTCAGAAGCGAGATGCTATTATCAACTATATGTCTTGGTGCATAGAGCAACCTTCATTTAAGCATGAATTAGACAAGATAATTCTAGACTTTATTGATTTTGGTAATTGCTTTGCTACTGTTGAATGGACAGACCAAAGAGTACAACAAAAGGATAAAGTTCAAGCAGGCTTTGTAGGTCCGTCTTTAAGACGTATCAGTCCTCTGGATATGATTATGAATCCTACTGCTGAAAACTATATACAGTCTCCTAAGATTGTAAGATCCATAGTAAGTATGGGTGAACTTAGGAAGATGTTAGATCGGATGACTAACGATGAGAATCAAGCGGAAATCGAAGAACTCTACAACTATCTCAAAAAGATCAGATTCCACGCAAGGACTTTTCAAGGAGATTGGATACAACGCGATCGGCTCTATGCTGTTGACGGTTTCACTAGTTTTAGGGCTTATCTTCTTAGTGATTTTGTGGAAGTCCTGACTTTCTACGGAGACTATCACGACTATATAAACGATACGTTTGAGAACAATAGGGTTATAACGGTTGTTGACAGACACAAACTTATTGGTAACAAGTCTAATCCTTCTTTTTTTGGGTATCCCCCTATCTTCCACGCTCCTTGGAGAAAGAAGCAAGATAATCTTTGGGGCATGGGTCCTCTCGATAATCTTGTTGGCATGCAGTATCGCCTTGATCACATAGAGAATATGGCGGCTGACATCTACGATTTCACTGCGTTTCCAGTGCAGAAGATAAAGGGATTCGTAGAAGACTATACATGGCAACCTGGTGAGAAGATCTTCGTCTCTGAAGAAGGAGATGTAGATCTAGTAGTTCCGAAGGTAGATGTTCTCTCAGCTGATATGAAGATAGAGAAGCTAGAGAATACCATGGAGCTTATGGCAGGTGCACCTAAGGAAGCCATGGGTTTCAGAAGTCCAGGTGAGAAGACTAAATACGAAGTACAACGTCTGGAGAACGCTTCCGGTAGACTGTTCCAGAATAAGATAACTCAGTTTGAAGAGCAGATTGTAGAATTAGTATTAAATGCTATGTTAGAACTTGCTAGACGTAATATGGTGGGTACTACTTCAATTAAAGTCTTTGATGACGATTTCAAGATAACTACATTCCAAGATCTTACGGTAGAAGATATTACTGGCGTAGGTAGGATTAAACCTATTGCTGCTAGACACTTTGCTGAGCAAGCAGAGCTAGTCCAGAACTTAACTCAACTTTCTAGCTCACCTTTGTGGCAGACTGTTATGATGCATTTCTCTGGGGTACAGTTGGCTAAAGTATTTGAAGATGTGTTTGACTTGAAAGAATATCAAGTAGTTCTACCGTATGTAGCTTTAGCTGAACAAGCTGATGCTCAGAGACATACACAAGCTCTACAAGAACAATTACATATGGAAGCAGGTACTGCTACTGGACAAGGTGAAGACTATGATACTGAAGGAGGTAATCCTCTAGCATCAGTTGTACCTCAGCAACCACAACAACCACAAGGAGCTCCCCCTCAAGCACAGCGGAGACGCTAAATGTACACTAAGTGGACCTCACACTTATCTACAGAAGAAGAGCAAAACAGATTTAAAGAAACCGTATTAGCTTCTAAACCAGTTTTAAATCGTATTAAAGATTTAATGGAGATAGAAGAGAAAACATTAGATAGAACAGAGCTAGACCCTAAAGCTTACGACAACACTAACTGGCCTTATAAACAAGCATTTAAGAATGGTTATAGAGCCGGGTTAGCAGTTGCAAAGAAATTAGTCGACATAGACAATCAGAAAATATTACTACCAGGAGATTAAATGACCGATAATCTATTAGATATAGAGGCGACCCCACCTCAAGAACCACAAGATTTCTATCAAGAACTTGTGGGAGAAGGTAAGAAGTTCAGAGACCAGCAAGAACTTGCAAAAGGTAAGTGGCAATCAGACCACTACATAAAGACTTTAGAAATGCAGAAGGACGAACTTCGAAGAGATTATCTAAAGTTGAAAGAAGACTATGAAGCCAGAGCTAAGCTAGAAGAGTTTATTGACCAACTACATAAACAGCCTTCCCAGCAACCTGCAATTAGCGAAAACACCATAACTGCGAAAGTGGATAAGCCTGGATTAGATTCCCAACAGATTGAAAGTCTTGTGTCTAGTAAGATACAAGAACATGAAACTTCTAAGAAGCAGAATGATAATTTCAACTCTGTAAGGAACAGACTGAAGGAACGTCTTGGTTCTAATTATCAAGATGTTCTTAAGCAACAGATAGATGAATTAGGAATAACAGAAGAATATGCCAATAACTTGGCTAGAGATAATCCAACGGTCTTTTATAGAATGTTTGGATTAGATACTCAAGTTCAACAGCAAAACTTCCAAACACCGCCTCGTTCTACCCGAATAAGCGACAACTTTAACCAAAAGGGTAGCCAGAAGCGTACTTGGTCTTATTACCAAGATCTTAAAGCCAAGAATCCTAAAATCTATTACGATCCAAAGATTGCCGTCCAGATGGATAAAGACATGCAAGAACTCGGAACCGCGTTCATGGATGGAGACTTTAAAGTCTATGGAGACGGCTAACAAACCCTAACTAAGGAGACAAACTGATGGCTGGCTTTAATGATGCCAACACAGCTAATCTTCTAAGAACAAATCTGTGGTCTCGTCAGATCAAAGAGTTGCTCTTAGATGAGCTGAATGCTATGAAGTTTGTCCGCATTATCCAAGATTTCCCGGATGGTACGCAAATCAATATTCCTTCAATTGGTGAGGCAGAAACTGCCGACTTCACTGAGGGGCAGGCGATTAAGTACAATGCGATGGCTACTGGTAACTTTGTATTCAATTTTGATCAATACAAGTATTCAGCACATGCCATTTCGGAAAAATTCAAGAGAGATAGCTTCTACTCAGCTGATGTAGTTGCTGCCTTCGTTCCCCGTCAACACCGTTCTCTTATGGAAGCGGTCGAGACTCGGATTCTTGCTGTTGCTAATGCTGGACAGACTGCTAGTAGCTTAAATGTAATTAACACAGCAAACCATCGTTTCGTAGGCTCCGGTGTCAATCAAGCTCTCGCATTCCAGGATTTCGCTAAGGCTCACTATGCCCTTGTAAAGGCTAATGTTCCTTTGATAAACCTGGTTGCGATTGTTGATCCTACCGTTGCATACACGATGCAAACTCAAGCTAATACTGTTAATCTATTGTCTCCGATGCCGATGTGGGAAGATGTCATTAAGTCTGGAGCTGTTACGGGATTCAAATTCCGTTTCAATCTCTATGGCTTCGATGTCTATGTTTCTAACTATCTCCCTGCAATTGCTTCGGAAACAATTAACGGCGTTACTGTGACCAGTGGCGTGGCTAACTACTTCTTCTCTGCTGCTCCTGGCGATACTATGCCATGGATCGGAGGCTTCAGACAGATGCCTACGGTCTATAACGAGTTCAACAAGGATCTTCAGCAAGATGAATATTTAACCATCGCTGAGTATGGCTTTAAGCTATACCGTCCTGAGAACATGGTCACTGTTCTTACTTCAACAACTATTGTGACGTAAGGAGGTGATATAATGTCAACAGGATTTTGGTTTAACGATGACGGTCTTCCGCTCCAGTATGGTACGCAGAAGACTATTCCCGAACTTGGTGGTGACTACCTTGTTTATGGTGAAACGCGAGAAGTCGAACAATTAGTTGCTTTTGTCCCGTATCAGTTGACTGCATCTGGAATTACAGTTCCTGCTGCACCAACTACGTTCTCTGGAACAGGTACGCCAGGAGCAGCTGGTATTCAATCGATGACTACGTTTATGCCATTGCAGCAAAGTGCACCCCAAATAACTACAACTAACAGTGTCCTTCAGATCACTAATTCACAGATCTTTATTGAATCTGTGGAAGTTGAGACGTTGGTTGCTGCAACTGGTGGAACAAGTTTTTCGATAGGTTTGGTTACGACTTCACCTTCGCCTACTGGTTCTTCCTTTGTCCAAGTAACTCCTAATGGTGGTGCAGCAGGCGATCAAATTGTGAAAGCTATGCTTATCGTAAACATAGGAACTGCTGGGTACAAGACCCTTTTTACTCAACCAGGTTCTACTGGTTTGTTGTATGCCACGGCTTCTAACGTTGCCGGCGGAGGGGGTTGGGTTGGTTCAGCGATGCCACTAGTGACTAATGCAATTACTCCGCTTCCTACAAGTGCGTGGTTGTCTACGATTGCTACTGGTACGTTTACCAATGGTCTTATCAAGGTTCGTGTCAGATACACGGTCTACGGTAATATCACGTACTAATCTACATATGGTAAGGGGGAGTAAAATCTCCCTTGCTATACTTAAATAATCAAGGAGAAACAAATAATGGCATCAAGGCCTCTCGACTTAGGCGGTAACGATTTGATCGTTAACTCCATTACTACGGGCGCTTCCATGCCCAATACTAAAACGAGCACTGGTAGTAATTCTTTAGTGGGGGGCACTGGTTCGGCAAATACCGCAAGTGTTACCACTACTACTCTATCACCTACTTCTACACAAACCGGTACTATCTTTACTCTAAATAGCTTAACAGGTTCTACTATTACTTTGCCTGCAGCTGTAGTGGGGACTACTTATAAGTTTATCGTCGGTACTGTTTGTACTAGCAATACCTATAAGATTATTACCCCATCTTCGGTATTTCTTGCAGGCGGGCTTAACTTTGATAAGTCTCTGACTGTAACTAGATACGATGCAGATGGTTCTACTATTAGATCAGTTAATCTGAATGGTACGACCACTGGTGGTGCATCTATCGGGGATACTTTCTCGATTACCTGCGTTACTTCTACTGTATGGACTATTGAAGGTACGGTGACTGCTTCCGGAACTCTTGCAACTCCGTTCGCTACATCATAATATGATTAAAGAAAAGTTAGAAGAACGGCTACAACTTCTAGAGCAAGAACGAGAGCAAATTAAAGTAACTCTCGCTGCTTACGATGGTGCTATACAAGAATGTAAGCATTGGCTTAGTCATTCTGAGGAAATAAAACAAGATGGATAAGATATCGCTTACAACCTTTGCTAGCTTGCAGAATGATACTTCTGCTACAGCTGACTTAAACTTTAACTTTTCTACAATTCAAACTGCGTTTGATAATACATTATCTAGAGACGGAACCTCTCCTAATCAGATGGGTTCTTCTCTTGATATGAATTCAAACAGGATTATGAATCTACCATTACCTATAAGTAGCTTTGAACCTCTTAGGTTAGTAGATGTCTCAACAATTAGTGGAGGAGGGTCTATTACAGTCAATCCTTTGCCAGTTGGAGGAACTACAGGTCAGTCTCTAGTTAAAAACTCCAATACTAATTTCGATGTCACGTGGAGTTCTTCAGGAGCTAATTCCTTTGCCACCGCTATCTTTACAGGGAGTTCAGGTGGATCTACTACATTGCAAGCGGCATCCACTGCAACAGGAACATTAACTCTACCTTCTGCTAATGATACTCTGATTGGTAAAGCTACTACGGATATTTTAACCAATAAAACTTTTGATACAGCTGGAACAGGTAATCTATTCTATATTAACGGAACCCCAATTACTTCTGTAACGGGGACCGGTTCCGTAGTGATGTCTAGTTCTCCTTCGTTTGCTTCTCCTGCTTTAGGAGTAGCTACAGTAACTACACTTAATGGTTTAACTATAACTTCTACTACAGGTACTTTAACTGTTGCTAGTGGGAAGACATTAACAGTTAATAATAGTCTTACTTTAGCAGGAACAGATTCTACGACTCTCACCTTCCAAGGTACAGATACTTACGTAGGTAGAGCGACTACTGATACCTTGACTAATAAGTTATTTGATACTGCAGGTACTGGTAACTCCTTTAAGATTAATGGTACTAGTGTTACTGCTGTTACTGGAACAGGTTCAGCAGTCTTAGCTACTACTCCAACTTTAGTAACTCCAGTTTTAGGGGCAGCGACAGGCACATCTTTAGTTACTACTGGGAAACATACTATATTCTCAGGTACCGCAGTTCCATCTGGAGGAGCAGTAGATACTGCTTATCTAATGTCTTCTACAGCACATTTAGGTGTGTACTTTGGAACAGGAGCTCCAACAGTATCGGCCGCACAAGGTTCGCTATATATGAACGTTGCAGGCTCAAGTACTAGTACACGTCTTTATGTTAATACAGATGGTTCTACTACTTGGACTAATGTAACAACGGCAGCTTAACATGCACTATGTATTAAAAGCAGAAACAGGATATATCTATGGCCAGTTACAACAAGTTTAATCTATTTACTGAAGACGTATGTCGTGGGGTATATAACTTCAATGCTTCAGATACTTTTAAGGTAATGTTGACTAATACAGCTCCGGTAGCTACCAATCATCTATATGGAGATATCTCTGGTAATGAAGTAGCCAGTGGAGGTGGGTACACTACAGGAGGAATTAGTTCTGCTACATCTGACTCAAGTACTTCAGGTACTGAGAAAGTATTAGCTACTAACGTAACTTGGACTGGAACTAGCGGAGGAATGGGGCCTTTTAGGTATGTTGTATTCTATGATACTACACCTTCTAGTCCACTAAAACCTTTAGTCTGTTGGTTTGATTATGGTTCATCTATTTCTCTGAATTCAGGAGATACGTTTACTGTATCGTTCGATGCTACGAACGGTTTATTCCAAATGACTTAATATGGCATTTTCAATAGGTAATACTGGTAGAAACCAAGTAGTAACCAGTACTTCTAATACCGTTACCATCTCTTTATCTGCAGGATCAGTTTTATTAATTCAGATAGGAACTACGGCAACATCTGCTACTGGTGCAGCAATAGTTACGGCATCCCCTTTTGTTTCTAGTGCGAATTTAACTTTTTCAAAGAGAGCGTCTCAGACAAGACACGATGTTAATGTTGGAAATGGGACTACGTGGCAGGCTCAAGAAGTTTGGTGGGCTTATTCATCAGGGGCATTAACTAGTGAAGTTATCACCGTTAATTTAACTGGCAGTCCAAGCACAGGCTTAATTTTAGCTATTGAGTGTAAAGGAGTCGCTAATCCATCTTCGCCTTTTGACGCTAACGGATCCCTTCCGGTTATTGCACAAGGGGATAATACAGATGCAACGGTAACAGGACTTTCAACGAATGGTTCTGCTCCGGTAGGTTTCTGGTTCTATAGTTCTTCACATACTAATGCATTACCGACTACACCAGGAACTTGGACACAAGCTAATATAGGAAATGGTTCACCTGGTCTTGGTAATGATGGAGATATATACTATCAAGTATTTTCTTCCACACAGAGCAGTGCAACGTGGAGTAGTACAACGTCTGTAGCTAGGAATTGGTTACTTGTAGGAGATGCATTTAATTCTCCAGCAGTATACTCAATAACTGCGAGTGAAGGTACTTATGCTTTAACAGGAGAAGCCCAGACTTTTGTACATGGAATAGGTATATCTGCTTCTCATGGAACGTATACCTTAACAGGTGAAGCTACAACTAATACTTCTGCACGTTCTATTTCTATTGTTCAAGGAACGTATGGTTTAACTGGGAAAGCTGTTACATTTACAGCTGGCAAAGGTCTTGCTGCTGCTCAAGGTACATATACGTTAACTGGAGAAGCGGCTGCTTTATCTTCAAGTAGATCTATTTCTACAGTACACGGTGTATATACTTTAACTGGATACGCTACGAATACTCCCAGTAGTAAAAGTATATTTCCTGTTTACGGTGTATATGAATTAACAGGTAAGAATCAAAGTTTAAGTTTAATAAAGCTTGTACCAACTTCTACTCCTCCTACTTCAATACAGCCAGTTATAAAAGATTATGATACATTTACTCTATGGAGTTCTCCATATCCAGGTGGAAGAAGATATAGAGTTAGGTCAACATCAACCCCAGTTTATGAATAACTAACAATGAAGAGAAACATGAAAACAAGTTCTAATGGACGTAAATTAATAGAAGGTTTTGAAGGTCTTATTCTTCAAGCTTACGATGATCACAATGATAAAATTGTACCTGTTGGAGAGAAACCTATCGGTACTTTGACTATTGGTTATGGACATACAGGTGCTGATGTTCACGTAGGGGATAAGATTATGCAAGCACAAGCTGACGCTCTTCTTTCTAAAGATTTAGCTAGTGCTGAAAAAGACGTAAGTTCTTTAGTAAAGGCTCCTATTAACCAAAATCAATTTGATGCTTTAGTTAGCTTCCAGTTTAATACTGGAGCCCTGGGACATAGTTCTGCTCTACCTCTAATTAATTCAAGTAACTTTACAGAAGCTGCAGACCATCTTACTTTATACAATATGGCAGGTGGACAGGTATTGCCAGGTCTAGTTCGTAGACGAGCTGCAGAGAAAGCCTTGTTCTTAACTTCAGCTCCTGTAAATACAGTAAATGGTCCTCTTGCAGGTACTGCAGTTGTTGTTGCAGGTGCTGCAGCGGCATCACAGTCTTCTTCTCCGGAACTATTCTGGATTATTATGGGTATAGTTACGTTCGGTGCTATTATTATTGCCCTTTTAGTTCATGAATATTCAAATACTCCTCAAATAACGAAAGTAAACTAACATGGATCTTACTCCTTTTTATATCACTCTTGGCTTCATTCTTGCATCAGGTGGTATTGGTTTCTACATAGGTCGAGTTGGACTTACTGGTTTGGAAGCTGATATTACAGCTATTAAGACTGATCTTTCTACGGTCAAGACTGCTGTAGTTCCTACGGTAGTTAGTCCTGCAGTTTCTAAGGTGACTAGTGCTCCAATCAGCGTGGCATAGTACTAGGGTTTGGTTTAAAGACTCAGAGACTATCTTTCTAGCTAGATTAGAAGCTTCAGTAGGTTTTATAACTGCTGCTGTCGCTTATATGGATTGGTCTCCTTTCTTCGGTATATCTAATTTCAATCAGACTCAAGTAGCTTGGATAGGTGGAGCTATGCTTGTAAAAGGAATAGTTACTGAGGTAGCTAGACGTATGAGAGATCCTGAGTTAGAGAGAGTATCTTAATGTTATCTTTCTTACTAGGATTAATACCAGGAGCCTTCACTACAATTAATGGTATAACTAATGCTATTGCTAATGAGAAGATAGCTGGATTAAATGCGACTACACAGCAAGCTAAGATTGCTTCTGATGAACGTGTGTTGGCTTTACAGGCACAAAGAGACGCTTTCATTGCGGAAGCTTCGCAGTCTAAACTACCGATAATCACTCAAACATTAATTGCTTCCGGACCTACTTTTATTCTCTGTAAGATATTCTTCTATGATGAAACAGGGTTCGGAACTACTTCAATACCTGTAAATAGTCCTCTATGGCAGGTAATCATGGTTGTGGTTGGTTTTTACTTCATACACTCTATTGCAGGTATGTTTAAATCATGAAACTAAATCTTCTGCAGTTAACTCAGAATATATTGAGTTCGTTGGATTCAGATGAGGTGAACTCTATTGGAGACACAACTGAGTCTTTGCAAGTAGCTACTATTATACAGACTGTATTCTACAATATGGTTTCTAGAGCTGGGCTACCTGATCAGATGCAGTTGTTTCAGTTGACGCCTTCTAATGATGAAACTAAACCTGTTTTAATGTTTAAGCCAGAGAATGTGGATAAGATAGATTGGTTGAAATACTTAGATACAAATCCAAATGACTCTGAGCAACAAGATCAATTTGGATCATATAGCCATGATCTAAATACAGATATTACTACTAATCCTAATGACAATACTGTTAGCAGTCCTGTTTATAAGTATGTGACTCTTCTTCCTGTTCAACAATTCTTAGACATGACTAATAACTTTAATTTAAGTGAGGGTAACGTAGATTCTTTTGTTTTTACAGAAGGACCTAATAGTTTTACTTTCTATTATAAGAATGACCGTCAGCCTATGTATGCTACGGTAGTAGAGAACTTTTACTTCATATTCGATTCTTTTGATAATTCACAAGATAGTACATTACAAGCAAGTAAGACGTTGTGTTCAGGACAGACTATTCCTGTGTTTGTAATGGAAGATACTTTCATTCCAGATTTAGATGACTACCAATTCCCTCTTTTACTTAGTGAATCTAAATCTCTAGCTTACTTTGAATTAAAACAAACTCTACATCAAAAGGCAGAGCAGGAAAATAAAAGACAATGGAGCCAAGTTCAGAAGAACAAGTCTATAGATAATAGACCTTCTTATTTTGACCAGTTGCCTGACTTCGGTAGACGTGCATGGTCTGGAAGTGCAGGTGCTTGGTTTCATACTTTTAGAAATGATCGGAGTAAATGATGGCTGAGAACAATAAGCTTAGAAGTAATGATAGAGTTATCTCTCTATCTCAAATAGATAAGAAAGCTCCTATATCTAGTACTGGGGTAGTTGATAGACGTTTGTTTACTGGTGAACAGAAGTTACATGCTATAGTAGATTCACAGTCTGGTTTATGGTATATGCAGTATGAAACAGTAGGTAAGCTTCCTCAAGAGCTAGATCAGAAGTTTACTACTTTCAGTGCTCTATATAAACATGCAGAAGAATACTTCAGAAAACGTAATATAAAGATTGAGGAAGTGATTGACTAACTAATGGCTAGGATTCCTGTCCCCTCAAAAGTAATACGAGGGTTCCAATATGTTCTGGAGAATGATTTTACAGGGGGATTAAAGACTGAATACACAGGTCTTAATTTCCCTGAAAATGCATGTACGTCTACGGAGAACTGTGTTTTCTTTCATACAGGAGCAGTCTTTCGTAGGAGTGGTTTTGACTATGAAGTAAACTTCTCTCAAAATCAAATGAACCGTACTAATAAAGCTATCTCTTCATTCAGATGGTTGAACGCAGGGGGAGATGGTGAAACTCAGATATATGTTCTTCAAGTAGGATCAACTTTATCTTTCTATGAATCTAGTAATGCTACTATTAGTAGTCCTTTGTCAGGGCAGTTATTAGCTTCTACAGTAAATTTATCTAATTTTATAGCTCAGGGCGCAGCCCCAGTAGATGCTATCGAGTGTCAATATGCTTATGGTAACGGTTACCTATTTGTCTTCCATCCCAGTATAACTCCTATTTATTGTGTCTTTTCTGCAGGTATTATAACTCCTAATAGAATAGATATTGATATAAGAGATTTTATAGGTAACGTAGAATCGGGTGTTCCGGATAATCTTAGGCCTGGAACACTGAATATAGAACACCATTATAATCTCCAGAATCAGGGATGGAGCGAAGGGCCTACATGGAGTACAACTTCTAATACTGGTCAAGTATATTATTTTACTACTCCTGTTGTTTGGACTTTCTATGGAGTAAGCTCAACTTTAAATGCTAATGCAGGAGATGTTGTAAATCTACATTGCGATGGTGTATTAGAAGGACAAGCTTTGTTCCCGGCTGGTATGTTGTGGCAAGGAGTCGTAGTTAATTACAATCCTTCTGGCGGAGCCCTAACTATTAATGTTACTGCTAACATAGGTGCTTGGACTGATGCTGCGGCACATACAGCGGGCTTTGGTCAATGGGTTAGTGCAGATAACACTTTTAATATTTATACCTCTCCACAGAATGCTAAGATAGAATTGTGGAATACCCAGATAGGGAACTACCCATCTAATGCAGATGTCTGGTGGAGTTTTAAAGATCAGACAGAGGTTTTCAATCCTGAGGGAACTATAGCTAATGTTACTTTAGGTTCAGGTCCAGCTCCTAAAGGTTCTTATATTTTAGATGCCTTTAATATGGATCGTTCTGCTATATCAGGTATTGCAGGTTTTAACCCAGTTGTTACTACCAAACGTCCTAAGACTGGAGCATGGTTCCAAGGTCGTGTTTGGTATACTGGAGTAGATGATGCAATTACTGAAGATGATGTTACTGATCCTACACTAGCTAATACTATTTTCTATACTTGGTCTGAGAACATATACTTCTCTCAGATAATAGATAATACTTCTCAGTTCGGGAAGTGTTACCAAACCAATGATCCTACTTCAGAAACACTATTTGATTTACTTCCTTCTGACGGAGGAGTTATAACTATTCAGGGTTCTGGATCTATCTATAAACTATTCCCCATTACTAATGGATTGTTAGTCTTCGCAGCTAATGGTATTTGGTTTATCACTGGAAGTACTGGTATTGGTTTTGATGCAGTCGATTATACAATTACTAAACTCTCTGCAATAACTAGCATTTCTTCTACTTCCTACATTGATATATTAGGATACCCGATGTTCTGGAATGAGGAGGGAATATATAGCGTAGGAATTCAATCTCAGCAACAAGGTCTGTCTGTAGATAATCTTACATTGAACACTATCAAACAATTCTATGATGCTATTCCGTTACAGTCTAAGAAGTTTGCTAGAGGTTCTTATAATCCTATTACCGGACAAGTTCAATGGGTATATCGAAGTACTAATGAGACTGATGTAACTTCCCGTTATCAGTTTGATAGTATGCTTACATTGAGTATGTTTACTCAAGCTTTCTATCCTTGGAATGTTCCTGCTACAAACTCTTCTCCTTGGATACATGATGTAGTGTACGTAGTAGGTCCAGGTGGGAGTACGTCTCCTTATCCTATATTCAAATATCTAACATCTGATATAGATGGATCTGGTAATTATCAGTTTACTTTCTCAGAAGAAAGAGATGATAATCTTTGGATGGACTGGAATTCTACTGGTAACCCTATTGACTACACTAGTAGTTTTAATACTGGGTATAGATTACATGGCGATGCTCAACGTAGATGGCAACCGGTGTATGTATACGTATATTCTTCTTTAGATCCGTTAAAACCTATTACACCATCTTTCGGTCCTCCTCAATTTCTCGTCTGGGATAACTCTGGTAATGTGTATTCTAGCAGTAACCTGGGTGTTACCTGGACTACTAGTTCAACACCACATAGTGCAGATACTTGGAATGATGTTGCTATGGCAACTAACGCCGGGGACTGGAATACTATAGTTGGATTTGATAGTAACTATAATTTAGGTTCTGGAGTAGCTACAGGGTTCTCTTCAGTTACTGGGCAAACCGGTTCTTGGTCTCTCGGTTTTCCAGGTCTAACAGGAATGGAATTTGGGTATAGTGGTGCAGTAAGTGCGGGAGGCTCTAAAATCTTAGCTCTTCCAGCTTCATTTCCTTCTCAATTACCACAGATTTCTACTAATAAAGGATCTACCTGGAGTAATCTTTCAGTACCTTCTGGACGTGGATGGAACGTAGCTTGTATGGATAGTACAGCTAAAAACATGTATATGACTTGGCTACTTGAGGATGCTTCAGCAGGAGGGATAATTAAGAGTTCTGATGGAGGTTCCACCTGGAATGATTTAGTTTCAACTACTTCTATTCCAATAACGCACAACTATAGTAGTTATTGTGCTCAAAGAATACGTTGTACTCCAGACGGTCAGACCTTTGTTTATGTAGATACTGAAGACGCAGATTCCTTGGATCCTAATGCTTATATTAGTCTTGATGGTGGAGCTACGATTACATCTTTTATAGATAATCTTCCTGGGACGCACTTTACTACAAGAACTTCAAGTGACTGTGGTATATCAGATGATGGAACAGTTATTGTAGTTGGATTTGGAAGTGTCTTTTCCTTCCGATGTTACTTAGCAATATCCAAAGATAGCGGTAATACCTGGACACAACTAACACCTCCTAATTTTCTAAATGATCCGGTTA